AAAAATAAAATACATTTATAGTGTAAGTATGCAAGTGTATGAAATAAACTTAGCTGATAGAGACAATTATTTAACGCAAATAGAGAATCAAATACAAGCAAAAAGAAATTTATTGCTTGAAAAGAGAAAAACTTTAGAAAGTACTGTTGGACAAAATCAATTTTTAGAGGGAGTTAAAAATGATTATCAAAGATATCATAACTATATTATTAAACAAAATCAGGACCAAATGCGGGCAATGAATATATTAAACCAATATTTGGGAGATATTATGGTTAGTGGAAAATTAACAGAAAAGGACATTAATAACACTAGAAATGAACAAAATAATATTTTGAAAGAAATGGATAAAATAAAAGGAGATTTAGACAATATTATTAATCCAACTACAAATAAATAATTTATATGCGTAATATATATAAATTATGGCTCAACAACCACAACCAGATTGTATTCCACCAGAAAGATTACAGCAAGTTCAACAGTTTGTTGCAAGAATAGGTGACTTGAACAATAGAATTGGGGCTGAACGACAAGCAAATGAAGCATTTAGAGACGCAATTAGAAACAGAATTCAATCATTACAGGGAAAGATTCAACAAATTGCTCCAAGACTTGCTGCTCTTACTCAACAAATTGCAGCATTAACTGGTGAAAGAGATACGGCAATTCAAGAAAGAGACCAAGCACGAAATGACTTACAAGCTCTTCAAGCACAACTAGTACAATTAACTCAAGAGAGAGATGCTGCTGTAGCACAAGTTGCACAGTTAACACAACAATTGGCTGATTCACAGGCTCAAAATCAACAATTACAACAAGACCTTCAAGCAGCTCAAGCTGCTGTAGCTGCTTGTGAAGCTAGAATGGCTCATTGCACAGAACAAATAAATGCTCTTCTTGCAACAATTGACCAACTTGACGCAGCAATTACGGCAAATGATGCTAGCATAACTCAGTTACACGATACTGCTGGAGCAAGTTATCAAGAAATTCAACAAGCTTTACAACAACTAGAGGCTGATTTAGACGCAGCACTAGCTGCTGCTCCTGCCCCTGCTCCCGTTAATCCTCCCAATCCTCCTCCAGGAGGACCAGGAGGAAATGGTGGAGCGGGACCTTTAATTCCTCCTGAAGAGGAAGAACCAGGAGCTGGTGGAGGACCCGGCACGCCAGGTATTGACGAATTTGGAACTCCTAGACAAGGACCCATGCCAGCCGTTCCCTTAGATTCATTGGTCCAGCTTGGCCCACAACAAATGACGTTGAACCAAGCAATTGATCAGTTAAATAATAAAAATCGGCAAGTGGGACGAAGAGACCCCAATAATAAATACGCACAAGTTTTACAGAACGTCCATGCAGCTCAGACTTTAGCCGAGGTGCAAGCTGCTTTATCCGCCCCTGGTTTAGCTTATAATCAACAAGGCATTCTTAAAGGTGGCAAAACAAGAAAGGCAAGAAAAGGAAAGAAAGGAAAGAAGTCCAGAAAGAGCAAGAAAGCAAAAAAGACCCAACGCGGAGGATATCGTGCTGTTTACCGCAGAAGATACACGCGTAAAACAACATCATCAGATTAAACTACCTCCAAAACATTCCATATATAGATGGTAAATAGTTGCAATCATTTGGCCATTTACCATGTACTTCTCTGAACTTTAAAGAATCTATTTGTCTCCTTCTGTTTATTACACGATTTTTTTCAGTATAAACACGACGCCAACATCTTTGAATCAATCTTAACCATACTGTTTTTAAAACAGTTACACATTCTCCACTTGAAAGATAAATAACTTGTCCAATATGCGGTTGAATATAATTACTTTGTGATATAATCCGGTGATAATTTCTTATTATATTATGCTTTCTTGTAATGTGCCTAGTATAATTTATATAATAAGCACTCTGCAAATCAACTATATCGCAGATATGTGCTTCATCTGCATTAAGGTATGCAAACAATTCGTCATCATCTTCACTATCATAATCACGGTCATCAAATATGCTTCTATTTCGTGAAATATGAACGCATAAATAATGACCTTGAACGCATTTATCGCTATCTTCACAATACCCGTGTATATTTTTGTTAAATAGTTCGCAAACAACTAAATTAAACTTATTTCTTTGAAGTCGTTGTAATTCTCTCAAGTCAATTACTTCCATAGTATTATTCTATTATTGATTGTTTTAATAAAATGCCAATTAATCAATTTTTTTTGACAGAATATATATATAGATGAAGATTCCTAGTTCTGTTAAAAAACTCTTGGAGAATAAGTATGTTTTATACATTGTTTTCTTTTTAGCACTAACCAACCTTTTTGGTTATATGGTTATGGGAAATTATAAAGCCATTGCTTTGTTTGTTTTAGTAGGATATTTAGTGCACAATTTCAATAAAAATATGATTCTCGTCTTGGGTGTTCCTCTTATTTTAACTGCTATTTTTACTTCCGGTTTTATCAGGGAGGGTGCTGTGGGTGGAATGAACACAGATGCAAGTGGAAACATTATTCCTCCAACAACTGACGCAAGTGGGAATCAAATGGATGCAAGTGGAAACATTATTCCTCCAACAACCGACGCAAGTGGAAATAAAATGGATGCAAGTGGAAAAGAATTGAAAGTTGGCACGGTCGGTTCTGATTTTGTTCCTGCTTCCTCCAATGACGTTAAAGTTTCTGGAAATGGTGTCGCTGTTGTTTCTAACAATAGCAATAACAATGGCACTGGCGCGGCTGATGGAACTACCCCTAAACCAACAATATCTCAATTCTCAAATCCCTATGACAAGAAAGGTAGCCGCTTAGATTATGCTGCTACTGTTGAGGACGCGTACGGCGATTTAAATAACATTTTGGGGGGAGATGGCATCAAGAATTTAACCGCAGATACTCAAAAATTAATGGAGCAACAATTGCAATTAGCAAATGCTATGAAGAGCATGACTCCTTTATTAGAGCAAGCCAAGAGTTTAATTGGTGGTTTTGACATGAAAAATTTTGGAAATATTACTGAAATGGCAAAACAGTTTAAAGCTGCAGGTTCCAATTAAGCATTAAAACAAAAGCAAAATACTAAACAAATAATAAATTATTCTTTGTTTAATATATATGGGAAAACGACAAAATAGAAAAACAACAAGAAAACACAATACTAGAAAGATTAAAGGTGGTTTGAAACAAAAAAATCCAGAATTAACTAGTTGGCAATGCGTTTATAAAATGATTTCTTGTCCCGGTGCTCGTTTAAGCAAAATTGCTTTTAGTTCATTGAAAGGATTCATATTTAGATTAGATGTTCCACCAACTCCAGAAAATTCAGAATTTTTTGGTTTGAATGATGCCGGAACTGATTTTACAAAACCAATATATAGCTTGATTTTTAAGTTTGCAATAATAGGCGAGGACGCAGATGATTCTGAATTACCAAATTTAGTGATTCCAGGTGACAAAACTGACAATGGAACGCCTTTGCCAGGTGGTCGTGAAAAAGAAACTGAAGATTTAACAAGTTTTAAAATAGAAGCTGACATACAACAAAAAATTTATACTGCAACAGTTACTCCAGCAGCAAAACCTATTAGCTTAGCCGTAGTTGATTTTTCAACCTTTAACAAACCTGCATCAGATGCATTATTAAGAGAATTATTAACTAAAAGTGGTAGTGATACTGCTAGTCGTATGTTAAATTACTTAATAACAAATGTAACGCCTGGAAGAACTCTTGGATTAATGACAATGGAATTGGCAAATCCGGAATTTAGAGAACTCGGTGGTGTAGAGAATGATGAAGCTTATTATGCAGATTGCAATTATGGGTTGGCTCAGCTCTTTGTTTTATTTGCAAAATTAAAAACCATCAACTACGATTGTCACATGGGAAATATATTAGGAAGTACATTGCCTCCCGCAGCGGGTGGCGGGTCTGATGAGAGAGCGGTATTAATTGATTTTGGTAGAACATTAAACTTAACTAAACCTAGACCATTTCCATCAGACGCGGGAGAGATTATTGAGAAATATAATATTTTTAGCGGGTCAAATTTTCAAAGGGATCTTGCAGAAATAATAGGTTATAGCATAACAGATTTTTATGTTAGTAGAGACACCCCAGAAGATGTAGTTATAGATAGAATGCAAAAGGTTATAAAATTCATATCATATTTAGATTATGCAACAAACACTACATATTTTAACATGGACCCAGCAAGAGGGTTTGATAGACCTCAATTGATAACATTATTGGACTATATATACGGAGATGGAGTTATTAGTCGCACGTGGATTGCTAGTGACAAAACGGCCATTCGTAGAGGTTTTGAAATGACTCGTCAATCCAGAGGAATTTATGCAAGTTTAATACCATTAATAAGAGAAATAACGCAAGCACCAATGGGTGCACTAAACCGTTTAAGCGGCGATTCAATTCAAGGACTCATGGATTCAGGTAGATTATTTTCAGTTAAACCCAGAGTATCATATGATAGAAGTAATGTTGCCGATTGGACTGTAGTTGAAGAACCAGTCGCAGATGTTGTAAGACCGGTTACACGGTCAACCGCTGCCGCTGCGGCAATAGCAGAACGGGATGCTCAGCCAAGAAGGCCAAGGGCCGGTGCCTTTTCTGGAGGAAAATCAAGAAGCCAAAGAAAATATAAAAAACATTCAACCAAAAAAAGAAGGAGATATTAAGCCCGGAAAACAAAAAAAGAATAGTTTTGACATATATATTGTGTTATAATATATACAATATATATCAATGAGCAAAAAATGCCCACCTGGAGTAATATGTCTAGAAAACATGACAATGATATTTTTAGTTGTAATAATAGGCGTTGTTCTATATTTTGTGTTTAAAAGTATTAATCAAGATACCAAAAGAGAGAAAATTATAATAAAACAAGAACAAAAATCTACAATGCGTGACCCAAATGAAAGTTATTTTGGTTTTTTCACTCGTCCAAACTATGGTTATAACAATTTGCCAGGGGATGTTCTGATGAATCCATATGTTCCACCATTAAGAGATGAGAGATATTTAGTGCCAAATATCACATATACTCCTCCAGGAACAATTCCAATTAACGTTTCAACAAACATTGGAGCGGTTGATACAAATTATCGTCAAATGGGGCTATTAACTCCACTCAATGGTTCCGGAAAAATACTTCCATTAATGGGTCGTCCATTATTTGTGAGTAGATATAAATGGCAATACTATACCATGAGTGACCAGAACAATAGTGTAAAACTTCCCATTGTTAGAAATGGACGTAGTTGTACCAATGAATATGGTTGCGACGAATTATATAATGGTGATACAGTGTATGTAGAGGGTTACAATCAAGCGTTTAAAATAACAATATATGATAATGACACCATAAAGTACATACCGTTCATATAATTTATGGTATTTAAGCTTCAACTAACGCTTCATTTGCATTTGCAACGGCATTAAAAGAGTCTCTATTTAACTCCGTTGATGAACTACCGAGATTGAGGTTTAATTTTTTTGCAATTTTGTCTGAAATATATTCAGCCAATTTATCAAGTGATTCGGCAACAATAGAAACATCATTGTTCAATGTTTTTTGTAATGGTTGTTCTTCTTGAACAGATTCTATGGGAGTTGTTTCTTGTGCTTCAGAGAGAGAAGCGGCATCTTCTGAGCCAATTTCAGAACCAACATCTGAACCATTTTCTGACCCAGAAATGGCAACGGGTTCTTCTTCAACCATTTCTTCCTTTGCAGCGGGTGAAACCTCGGCAGAATCAGTCCCAACTTCAGAAACAGGGGCTGGGAGCTCTTGGTGGCTTCCCGGACCTTCACCTGGGTCAGATGATACTACATCGGATGTAGTGGGAATTTCTTCTGTGGGTTCGCCAACTAAATCCGTTGTAGGGGCAGGGTTTACAGGTTCAACTGAGGGTTCACCTACTACATCGGTTGTAGGCACTTGAGCAACAGATTCATTAGGCTGTTCGCCAACTACATCGGTTGTAGGGACAACCGTAGACACCTCTTCAGGTTTAGTAGGCTCTACAATTGGCTCTTCACTTTTTGATAATTTAGCTCCCTGACCACCCTTATATTTTTTTAAACTAGTATTATGCAGATTTAATGCCTTTCTATTTCTAAATGTTTTTGTTTTACTGCCCTTTCCGGTCTTCTTAAATCGCTTTGCACTCTGGTTTTTCTTATTTCGGATTTTTGATAATTTTCCTTTAGTTAATTTCATTCTTATATATTCATCTGATTATTTTTTATTTATATTGTTATATTAATGAGCAATCAAACACAACAAACTCCTATGAATATATCTCCACAAAATATAGCTGGAAACTGCACATTAAAATGCGACTTTTCATTTGATTTCCCAGTTAGTAGTTGCACTGCTACTAATAATGGAACTTACTTAAAACTATCTCTTAATTTTCCAAGTCCTCCCGTTATATTCAATAATACTAAATACAATTTTTTAGAAGCAAACTTGTACAGCCCGTCACAATTATTGTATAATAATCAACAAACTAGTGCAGAATTAATGTTAGCATTTCAACCTGTCGGTGGTGGAAAATTTTTAATTGTAACTATTCCTCTTTCTACAAACGGAATTTCTGGTGCGGCTTCTAACAAAATAACTGAAATTATTAATGCTGCTTCAAAAGGTGCTCCAGCTCAAGGGGGAAGCACAAACCAAGGAATTACTGATTTTACATTGAATGATTTTATTCCAATGAAAGAGTTTTACAGTTTTTCTTATTCCGATTTTTCTGATTTTGTATCATTTGGCACTCAAAGTGCAATTTATATCTCTCAAACATATTTAACAACTCTTCAAAAAATAATTAAACCACCAAGTGGAATCCAATTTGCAAGTGGACCTAAACTGTTTATTAATAAAAAAGGCCCAGTTAAAGGAATTGGATTATCTGGTGGTAACGACATTTACATAGATTGTCAGCCAACAAACTCTTCTGAAGACGAAACTAACGAAGTTGTAAATATTAAAGCACCGACAACATATGATGCTGGACCTGTAATTTTTGGCATTTTATTTAACCCAATCTTTTTACTATTATTATTTGCAGTCGTTTTTATTATTCTGATTATTGGTATAAACAAAGGGTTAAAGTATCTTACAGGAGGAAGCATAAGTGGAGATGCAGGTCCTGTCGCAACTTCATAGAGAGAATAAGTTTTCAATATTACATTTCTTTAAATTAAAAATGTAATATTATATTTAAACCACGAGATAATTTAAACAACTCCAGTGTAATCAATTGGTGCGGCATCATAAGTATCATCTAAAACTGGAGAGAAGGACGAAGGACTTGTATCAGCAGGAACCTTCATGGGTGCCATCTTCTTAACAACTTCTTGCTCTAAAGTGTAAGGAAATTGGTTCATGGCATTGAGGTTGGACTCCTTTTTAACTTCAGTGGGAACATAGTGGTCAAGTGCATATGTTCCAGTTGACATTGATGACTTTCTGATTAAATCAAAAGCCACTATAAAACCAAGAACACCTAAAATGGGATTTGCATAAGAAAACAAGATAAGAGCAACAACAACAACAACGATTTTTCCGTAAATTGTGTCAATAACGCCCGCGACTGAATCAGGAGTTTTGTATCCTGAAATTAAATAAACAATGAACAATATAGCTAACACAACTTGTCCAGAGTTTTCCTTTTTAAATAAATCTGAAAAACTATCCATATATCATAATAGTAGATTTTATTCTTATTATCTCAGTAAAAAATCCCCGTTAATAACATTTCTGAAATCATATAAAAATTGATTACTAAATAATAATAACCATAATTATGCAAAACATGGAAAAAACGCTAAACACTTATCTTGGCCAAAAAGGTTACACTATCTTTAAAAAAGATTTATCAACAGAACAACAACATTCTATTAGAACTGAGCTAACTGCTAAACCTTATACGCCTGGAACTCCCGGCGGTGGCAATCAATCTAATACATTTCCTGTATATCGCGAATCAAGCCAAAAATTTTATATTCCACGATATTACGGTGAGGAAAAATTTGGTCCAGCTTTAGAAACTCGCATCCCGGAAGGTGTTGATATTGATGTCAAGTTTGCTGGAGAATTGCGTGACAACCAGAAACCCGTTGTAAAAACATATTTAGAACATGTCCAACGACGTGGTAACACTGGTGGTGGTCTTTTGGAGCTTCCTTGTGCTATGGGTAAGACTGTATTGGGTCTCAATATAATTTCCCAGTTAAAAAAAAAGACACTTATTATTGTGCACAAGGAATTTCTAATGAATCAGTGGATTGAACGAATTCAACAGTTTCTTCCGAGCGCACGCGTCGGTAAGATACAAGGACAGATTGTAGATATTGAAGACAAAGATATTGTTATTGGAATGTTGCAATCACTTTCCATGAAAGATTATCATGAATCAACTTTTCAAAGCTTTGGCTTAACAATTATTGACGAAGTCCATCACATTTCAAGCGAAGTATTTTCATGTGCTCTCTTTAAGTTGGTTACAAAATATACTTTGGGGCTTTCGGCCACCATGAATCGCAAAGACGGCACTACTAAAGTATTCAAAATGTTCTTGGGTGAAGTTGTATTTAAAGGAAAACGCGACGAAGAACACTCTGTTGTTGTAAGAGCTATTGAATACGAAAGCAATGATGAAGATTTCAAAACCGTTGCTACTGATTTTCGCGGAAATGTCCAATACAGTACCATGATTTCCAAGCTTTGTGCTTATAATCACAGAAGTGAATTTATAATACGTGTCATTGGTGACATGTTGAAGGAAAATCCTGCTCAACAAATTATGATTCTTGCTCACAATCGGAACTTGCTAACATATTTTCATGACGCAATTAAAGCAAGAAACATTGCAACTGTTGGATACTATGTGGGTGGAATGAAAGAAGCTGCTCTTAAAGAAAGTGAATCTAAGAAAGTTATTGTCGCCAGTTATGCTATGGCTGCTGAAGGTCTTGATATAAAAACACTTACAACTCTTATTATGGCCACACCAAAAACAGATATTGAACAATCTGTTGGTCGCATTTTGAGAGAAAAACATGGTAGCCCGGTTGTTGTTGACATTATTGATGAACATGACCCGTTTAAGAATCAATGGAACAAACGGAAAACATTTTATAAAAAACAAAATTATAAAATAATTCAAACTTCTATTAAAGAATATGACCCAGACGTGCGGTTTTGGAAACATGTTTCTTGTTCAAAGACAAACAAAAAAGAAAAGCCTTGCCCAAAATCGGATGAAGCATTGTTAGAAACTTGTTTTATCAAGCTTCCGAAAAAATAATTATAACAAAATTCCAACCATTCGTGCCTGTTCTGGAGTTATTTGATTTGTTGAATTAAATAATAAAAAGTAATTGTTGTTTAGTTTTATTCGGTCTGCACAAGAATCAATATTGCATATTAAATTTAATTGAGGGTCTATATAATAAATAACTCCATCTAGTGCTCTTGCAATTATAAAAATATGAGCCGGTCCGTCAGCATCTTTTGATCTCCAATACCAAGGAGACGGAGGAATTGGAATTCCATCTACTCCAATTGGTTCTCCTATTTCTGGAACAGTAACCTCATGCATTTCTTCATCTTGAACCATTGCACCTGGGTTTGTATCATATCCCGCAAATACGGCGTGTCCTGGTTGTAATCTTTCGCGAATCATTCTTATAAATACATCAAAATTTTTAGTTGATTTAAAATCAAAGTTGTGTTTTTTTATAAGAATAAAAATTTTCTCAATAGCCTCTTTAGAAAAACCTGTACTTCCTGCCGAAGAAACCCTCATTATATTAGCATTTAATGAATCTATTAATCCAGCTAATTGTAACGCATTAATAAAACAATCCGCTGGTTTTGGAACTACTCTTTTAAACTCTGTTATAAAGTTATCTTGAATTTCAAACTGTGCTAATATATTACATGGTGGCAATCCATGTTCTTCACCAATTCCACCCCTTAACTTGGATGGGGATTTTTTGACGCTTTTTCTTTTTCTAGCATTTTTAAATTTTTTGTTTATTCTTGTTTTTGGCATATAATATAATAACAGAAAGTATTTTATATTATATTTTACATTTGGAAACCTTTATTTGTGTTATAGTTGTAGTTGTCAACGCAGTTGTTTGTGGGTTGGTAAGGAACAGGATTAGCTAAAGCCGACAAATTGGCTGAAAGAGGTCCTCCAGTTGAGTATGATGGTGTGTAAGGAACATTGCTCATGTATTGAGAATATCCTCCGCGTTGTCTCTTGGTGCCTCTGCGTCTGCGACTCACCGTTTTCTTTGACTTGTATTGGTGTCTCTTGCTCTTTCCCAATTTAATAATTTTTGCAAGTCTGCGTTTAATGCTTCCTAAAGTCATTTTTCTGCTTTTTCCGCCCTTCATCTTCTTATAATTATTAGCAATATTTTTAATTTTTCTACGCAAGGTTTTTGACCTTGCTCCGCCTTTTATCGCACTTGCTGCAGCGGCCTGGGCATTATTTGAAATACCGCTTAACCCCCATTGACGATTTGTTTCATTAGAACCAAAACCTCTAGGGTCATCTGAATTGGTCACATTTACATATTTTGCGTCAATGTTTCCCAATGGAGGAGAGACGTTTTTAAAAGGAAATGGTGACCATGGAGAACTAACAGACATTGATGCCATGCTTAATATATAACAATATTATATATTAATCTAAAAAATCAATCAACCGTTATTTAATGTTTTCTTCGGTTTTTTCTCGTCTTCTTGCTGTGTTTTCTATATTTACCGCCTCTTCTTGTTATAGGTGGAAGAGCTGAGCCTCTTTCAAGACCACGCAAGGGTTTCAACGCAGTTTGACTTGCTGTTATTCTTCTAACATCTTCTAACTCTTGCTCTCTATCCATTGGAGTAACTGAAGTCATGCGAGAGTCACGGATTCCAGATAGACGACCTCTTAATCCAAGACCTCTGCGAACAACAACCGGTTCATCGCGAGGAGAATTTGGAGGAACAGGAGGCACAAAATCAGGGTCTTGTGACATGCGAAATCCTCTTTCTGCTTCTCTATCAGGGATTTTAATAGTTTTTCCTTCTCTTGTATACACAACTGTTGGTCCTGGAGAAAAATTAAAAACTGTTCTTGGGGGTGTCAAATCATTAGCTGGAACTATTTTACCGTTTTTTAATATTAAATCTCCTTGATATATTTGTCCGTTTGAATAAGTATACTGACTGGCCAAATCACCTTCACCTTTTCTCTCTTCTTCTGTCCAACTTGGGAGAACAAAGCCATTCTTCATATGAGCCGAACTAACTACATCTTCATTTCCGTACAATATTATAAAATATCCATGCTCTTTATCATTTTTCCAATCTCCCTCTTTTATAAATCTTGGGAGCCCAGTTTTTTCATCTTTTTCAAAACTAGTTAGCATTCCAGTGCCACTCATTATTGGCCTATAATTCCATAAATAATATTTTCCAACGTACATACCCTTTCCTGGTATCTCTATTGGGTCTTCGGCCCAAAAAGAGGAACCGTACACATCGTTTTTTGTTGGGTGATAATTCGCTTTAGCTGCTAAAATATCATTTTTAGCCTGTTGTAAATATTGGTCATAATGCAATCCACCGCCTCTATGTTTTCGGCTTTTACGCACTTTTCGGCTAGATATCATTTTTCTTGAACGCACCATTATATATAAATCTATATAAAATTATATATAATTTCCTATATTATTTGTTTTTACAAGCAGAAATTCTTCTGAGGGATTAGTGTAAATGGATTTGAATGTGTTGAACCAAGTGTGTATTTCTTTCCCAATAAAGTAAAGCCATCAAAACCAAACTCAACTTGCAACAATAATGATAACGCCGAGTTGGGGCAATTTGAGGGTCCAATGTCTAGCCGGCGACTTTGAATCTCTGGAATTGTTAAAGAACTATTTGCACCGAGGCCCCACAATGGCAATCCGTTATCAAGAAGAGGAGGCTCAACATATGTATAGGGCAATTCTGCCGTTCCGTTCAATGGCACGCGGCGTCTTGGTGGAGTCAATTGAAAAGTCCCATGATGCCACGCCATTTTGCTGTATTCATTTGAGTCATGTATAACCAAAAAGAAATTTTTGCCAAGATATCTCAAGATTTCTGGCAACTTTATTCTATATTCTCCAGA